TTCTCCGGGAGCCTTCCCCGCAGCCATTTTTACGGCCAGTAAAAATACATCTTGGTCACCCATGTCGAGTTGTTTGCCTGAATAATGGACAGAAAACCCACCAGGGCTTGGGAGTCTTTGCTTGTCTAGCATGGCCCGGCGCCCGCGTTTGATAGGAGAAAAAAGAGGAGTCCTCGCCAGATAGTTTGACAGGGGAGAGGTCTCTCCCGGGGTTTTGGGAACCACTCCTGGCAAGGTCAACTGTTCCACTGACTGGGGTGGTTTAGTATGAGGCATCGACTGGGGATCTCGTACTTGTTTGGCCTTCCTCATCTGATCCCAAATTTTTTCCCCTAGAGGATTTCCCTCCTGAATAAGGCGCTGTACATACTCGGGGGCATCGTTATTATCCGTCCCGCCTGACATAAAAGATTTCGCCTCCAGTGTTGACTCTATTAATCTACTTTTCGTTTTATCGTGCTAAGTATTTTTCTTCCCATGCTTCGAGAGCTTGTCGCAGCAGCTCATTGAGCTTCAAATCCGCCGCAGCGGCCCGAGAACGAAAACGACGGCGAAATTCGGCGTCGACTTTAAAATTTAAAGGGGAGGCTGTTCCGTTCAAAGTTGTGTCTGGCATAGCTTGCCTCGGGGTAGCATCGACTCCAACTCGGGCATTTCCTTTAGTTGCCACTAGCCCGGCTGATAAAGGGGCGGCTTTCTTCATATCGTGCTATCTCCTTTTCTTTTTTTCGATTATTCTTTTTTTACAGAAATTCCAAAGGTCAGCAACCTCTGACGATGAGCGGCCACATGGATCAACCTCCATGACCGTTCGACCATCTATCATTGATGAGGCAAAATCCACGCGGTCATGGATGATGGTGGAAGCAACCGCCCCGTGCTCCGATAATGCGCCCATGGCCTGAATCGTAAGCCTCGAATTCGGCTTGGCTTGGGTCAGGGCAAACGCAAAGGGATGCCCCGCAGCCAGGGCAAGTTCCACTGTTGATCCCACAGCTCGAAGATCATGGGGGCTTGGTCTAGTCGGAATCAGCACGAAATCTGCTACCGCCACTACAGACCGGATAGCTTCCGTAATAGCTGGGGGAGTATCAATGATTGCCCACTTAAATTTGGCCTGCTCCAAAGCTTCTAGCTTCCCAGGCAGCTCTTTGAGTGTTGTAGGCGCGAAGGCTGGCGCTGAGTCCTCTCGGCTATTCCACCAAGCTGCGAGGGATGCTTGGGGATCAATGTCGATAAGCACACAAGGTCCATCACCTGCTTTTTCTGCCATCACCGCCAGATGGGCCGCTAAAGTGGTTTTTCCCGCCCCTCCTTTCTGGCTAGCAAGAACAATAACTTTCACCTTTTCCTCCTTTCGTGCTTTCGTTCTAACAAAAAAAACACTAGCCCCAAAAGGTTTATTTGACCAGAATAATCTATGTCAGCAGCCTCTGGTGCCACGGCTCCAAATGCCCTGCTCATCCCCCGGTGGGAGCAGTCGTCGCGCCATCTTTCAATATTCTGGTTCCCTCAACCTCCTAAGGCCACGGTGGTCACAATTACGAGGAAGGCGTAGACAACCAAGGTGATCAGCCGGGCCAATGCGTCTCCGATGTCTTCCCAGGGGGGTTCGTTCTGGTCCATGTTTTCTCTCCCGGGGGCAGGCCTAGTTGCATTCGTGGCCCGTGATTCCCTGAATTCCTATAGGTTGATGGCGACCTGGCCTCTTGTCGAAGTGCCCTTTGACGAAATCTGCTTCTACGCCATCCGCTTCCGGCAGGCTTGCGGCCTGTTGTCACGGTTATGTTTGCGACTGGCCAGACTCGGAGGGAGTGGCGTTGGCGAGGAGAATAATAGTAGATAAAATTCTATTTATAAATACAAAAAGGGAGAATTTATTCTAAATAATCAAAAGCCCGCCGAGTGCAGACAAAAGATCATCAAAGAAAGGACGGAAAGGAAGGTGACAATGCAGGATTTTGGAAGAAGCACTCTCCCAAATACTGGGAGTATCAGACGCGTCTCAACCTTAAGGATTTATCCATAAATAATTAGACATATTTCAGGATTTGCTATAAGTTTTTCTCCAATGGAGACAAATAGATGAGCATAAAATCCTGGGAAGTGTCGGATGCGTTTTGGGCAATAGTAGAACCACTGATCCCCCAGCCTCAGCGTGAACGGGAAAAGCAATATAAACGCAAGGTTGGAGGTGGCAGAAAGCCCATCGAGGCCCGTAAAGTTTTTGCCGCTATTGTATATGTGCTTCGTACCGGCATCCAATGGAAGGCATTACCCAAAGAGATTTTCGGAAGTCCCAGCGCCATTCACAGGTACTTTCGCGAATGGGAACGCCGGGGATTCTTTCTGGAGCTATGGGAGCACGGCCTGTCTGAGTATGATGACATGGCGGGGATTGCCTGGGAATGGCAGTCCATTGATGGGAGTATGAACAAAGCGCCGTTGGCGCGAGAAAGCGCAGGAGCGAACCCCACGGATCGGGGGAAAAAAAGGAGCAAAGCGGCATATCTTGGTGGACGGGCGTGGCGTCCCGTTGTCCATCGTCGCAACCGGTGCGAACCGGCATGACGTAAGCCAATTCAAAGTCGTACTGGAGCGGAAAATCACAGAACCAATCATGGCAGGGCAAATTGAAAACCTTTGCGCCGACGCCGGATATACCGGGGAAGAAGTCGCACAGCGGATGGAGGCTCTGGGCTACAGGCCTCATATACGTCCACGAGGCGAGGAAAGGCTCGCAAAAATCACAAACCCGGTGTTCAAGGCACGCCGTTGGGTCGTGGAGGCTTGCCATTCATGGTTTAACAGGTTCCGCAAGCTGACCATTCGCTACGAAAAATTGACCGCCACACACTTGGCCTTAACGCACTTGGCGGCAGCAATTATCGCACTACGGAAAATCGATGTTATTTATGGATAGGTCCTAAGTCAAACGCCAAAAGCACATGCGACTGATGGCCGTTGACCTTTCCCCCTTGGGGTATCCCAGTTAGAAGTTCGTGACTCGGCCAAGGAGGTCGTGGTCATGAAGAAGAGCCGTTTCAGTGAAGAGCAGATCATCGGGATTCTCAAACAGGCCGAAGCAGGTATAGCGGTGGCCCAACTTTGCCGCCAGCACTCGATATCCGATGCAACCTTCTACAAGTGGCGCAGCAAGTACGGCGGTCTGGACGTTGCGCAAGCCCGACGTGTGCGAAGTCTTGAGGAAGAAAACCAGCAGGCTTAAGCGGCTGGTGGCCGACTTGTCGCTGGACAACCAGGTACTCAAGGAAGTTCTGGCAAAAAACTTGTAGAGCCCGCCGGGCGTCGTTTGGCCGTGCGCCACGCCGTGGAGGCGCATGGCTATTCCGAGCGGCGGGCCTGTACGCTGATGGATATGAATCGCCGGACCTTTCGGCGCAAGCCGACAGTGGATCGTAATGCCGCATTGCGCGTGCGGCTCAAGGAACTCGCCGAGGAACGCGGACGTTTCGGCAGCCCTCGTCTGTTGGTACTTTTGCGCCGTGAGGGCTGGCCTGTGAACCACAAGCGCGTTGAACGAATCTATCGCCAGGAAGGGCTGTCCTTGCGACAGAGGCGGCGCAAAAAACGACCGAGCCATCTGCGTGTGGTACGGCCAAGTCCGGATGGGGCAAACCAGCATTGGGCTATGGACTTTGTAAGCGACAGTTTGGCTGATGGGCGGCGTATGCGGGTTCTCACTGTGGTTGACCTGTGGGACCGGCGCAGCCTCTGCCTGGAGACGGATCGTTCGATCACCGGAGAGCGTGTGGCCAGACGGCTGGACGCACTGCGCCTTCAAGGACAATGCCCCCAGGTCATCCGGGTGGACAATGGACCTGAGTTTACAAGCAAAGCCCTGGACCAGTGGGCGCATGAGCATGGGGTACACCTGGAGTTTATCCGGCCGGGCAAACCGACAGACGACTGTTTCATCGAGAGCTTCAACGGACGACTCCGCGACGAATGCCTGAACGCAAACTCGTTTGTGAATCTCGCTGAAGCCAAAAAGATCATTGAAGAATGGCGGCGGGATTACAACACCCTGCGCCCCCATAGCTCGCTTGGCTCCATGAGCCCGGAGGAATACAGAAGAGCCGCCAAAGGGGAAAAACTTATAACCCAGAGTCCGAACTTAAACTTGGTATACCCGAAGAGGTAAGGTCACCGTGGGGACTTACCGCGCCAAGGGCCTGTACGCACAAATCCGCACGGCAAACGATAGCCACATTCGCTTATGTAGGACCTTTTCCAGGCCATGCTCTAAATCGTGCCGATCTGCTCTGCCGCCCTATTGCTTGACGCTTGTTCCAGGCTCCAACTTCACAAGACCCAGTATGGCCTTGCGTCGCAGCTCTTCTTGTTGGCTTTCATTCGACATCGGCTCTAAATCGTTGATCGGGAGCAATCCAGGAAGAAGGTGTTGGTCTGCCTGTATCTTTTTCCCGTGGTTTCTTTTTTTGGGGATTCTTGGGGGGCCTGCCAGAGGAAGGCTTCAATAGCGCGACATCCTTCTCCATATTCCACCCATTTCTAATCTCGTTGACCACGTCCCAACAAAGGCTTTCAAAAGAAATATGGAGTTTTTCCGCCAGCCTGTAGGCTTCTTGAAGGGACAACTTGCGTGAGCTGTTTCTTGTTGAGCGCCAAGCGTTTACAGGGTGTCCCACATCGAATGCGCCCGCTGAAAGCTGGCTATCGTTCAGCGGTGGATTAAATCCTTCGGCCTTTTTACAGACGACCCAAATAAAGCACCGTTCAAATAGGTCAGCTTTCATGTATTTTTTTGTAATCTCGGGAGTAGAAGTGGGAAATAGGAATATTTTTATTGCAAAAATAGGAGATTGGCTCCTAAAATATCCAAAACAGAATATGCCAGGAAGTTGGCAACAACCCTCTGAACCTCTACTTCCCGCAAACCCTCAGATTTGATTTGGACGGAGGGAGTGTGATGCGCGTAGCCTATTCCTCTAGCTGCTCCACTCGGATGCCCAACGCATGGGCAATCTTGCCCAATGTGGCCCGGCGGGGCCTTGCGCCCTTGGCCTCCATTTGGCTGTACGCCGCGCGGCTCACGCCGGCTTTGGTCGCCACCTGTTCCTGGGTGAGATCAAGATATTCGCGCCAAGCGCGGATCAAGCTTTTGCCTTCCAACGTGACTATCTTGGAAACCTCCTGGGGGATGGTCATTTGGTCATCCGCCTTGCCGGACAGTTCCAGGTATTCGTCGTATGGCACGAGCACGAAAACCGGATGCCCGCCGTATTCAATGATCTGGCAGTTAGTACGGAATCTGCCAATCTGCTTATGGACCTTTTTGGTGCTGTTCAGCCTGCTCATGCTTTTTTGTAGATTTATGTAAGTTTTTTGTCAATAATACGTTCAAAATTTTATAAATTTTAGCGCAGAGGGTTTGTAGCATGGACTGGTTCCGCTGGCACACAGGGTCCACAACTGACCCTAAATTTCGGTTGGTAGCCCGCAAAGCCGCTCAGGTTGTCACCGGTGTGCGGCTCTCTGACGTTCTGGCCGTGTGGGCCATGCTCCTCGAACGCGCCTGCGCTGCCGACGAGCGCGGTATGATTGGCGGCTACGACTGCGAGAGTGCCGACGCCCACCTTGATCTGCCCGAAGGCGCTGCCTGCGCTATTGTCCAGGTCATGAAGGACAAAGGCCTTATCACCGACGAACGCGTGGCCAAGTGGGACCAGCGCCAGCCCAAACGGGAACGGGAAGACAACAGCGCAGATCGCGTAAGAGCCTACCGGGAAAGGAAAAAAGAGGAACAAAGACCTAATGTAACGCCGGGTAACGATATGGAACAAGGTGTAACGCCATGTAACGCCATGAAACGCTGCGAAACAGTTAGAGGAGAAGAGATAAGAGGAGAAGAGACACAGGAAGAAGTGTCGGGTTCTTCGAACCCTCACTCGAAAACCGCGCCGCTGGCATCGGTTTCCGAGACTGCAAGATCTCCCTCTCTGGCTCCCACTGCGGCAATCATCGCGGCTTATCACGCCATCTTGCCTGAGCGGCCAAGAGTTCGTGCGCCCAATAAAAAGCTTCTGTGTCAGATCCAGGCTCGGTGGAGGGAAGACAAAGAGCGGCAGTCCCTACCCTGGTGGGATGCGTTTTTCCGGGAGGTTCAGTCCATGCCTTGGCTTATGGGGCAAGGCAACTGGTCCGGCTGCAACCTGCACTGGCTTACAGGAGCCGAGAACATGGGCAAAGTGCTGAACGGCCTCTACCGGACCAAGCCACGGGATAATTTCCGCAGTGTCGGAATGCTGACGCGGCAAGGGGAACGGAATTTCCAGGCGGCCAGGGAGTGGGCCACAGAAGGAGTGTAGGCATGACGGATCAGGACAAAGAGCAATTCGCGCAGGCTATGGCCGGGGCGGCTGAAGTGCTTGGCAGCGAGATCACAAAGCCAAAGCTGCATCTGTACTTTGAGTGCTTGCGCCATCTGCCCATTGAGCAGGTTGAGCGAGCCTTGATACATGCCGTGGCCCAACTCAAATTTTTCCCGAAGCCTGTGGAGCTCCTCGATCTAGCCGGAGAGTCTCGCGTGCTCTTGTCCGATCGGGCGCTTGTGGAGAGCTCCAAGACGATTTCCGCCTTGGAACGGCACGGGGCTTACGCCAGCGTGTGTTTCGACGATCCGGTCACTCAGGCGGTCATCGAACGCCACTTCGGAGGCTGGCCGGAATTCTGCCAGGCCGTGCGCGAGGACGGGGCCAAGTGGGCCGGCAAGGACTTCTGCCGGGCTTACGAAGCGTTTGCCAGGCAGGGCGTGGAGTCTCACGGATATTTGCCCGGCATATGCGAGCGGGAGAATGCTTTGCAGAGCTACGACAGGTTCACGGAGCCGCCGGCGCTGATCGGAGACCAGCAAAAAGCTCTGACTGTGATGCGGACTGGGGAACAGGGCAAATTGCCCCCAAACCGTGACCTGGCTGGCGCGATTGTAGAGCGTGCCCTGGAAGAGGTCCTGCGCGGCGCATGTGGGGATGGCTTGCGGAATGATCCAGGGGGGCAGTCCGGGTCAACGCGGACGAGGATAGCAAAATAATTCGGAAAAACATGAGAAGAATGTTGGAGGACGTATGTCAAGCAAGTACGACCTGATTGGACGCAAGGAGATCATGGCCTTTCTCAAGCTGGCGTCTTGGGAGCAGGTCAAGACCCGTATCGCCAAAGGGATGCCTGTGATCCGCGAGGCCGGATATCTGCGCTGGATGGCCTGTTCAACGGAACTCGCGGCATGGATGGAACGGGGCAAGATGCGATAGACGCCTTTGTTGGAGCCGTGCAGGCAGAAAGTGCGCAAATCTGCGCCATCCTGCGAATTCTCCCTCTCCTCAAGCGCCTCAAAATGTGGCTCATTGTGACGCATGGCGCTTTCCTCTTCCGACATCCGCAAAGCCGCCGAGTCGATCGGTGTGGAGCTGTGCGCCATCAAGGCCGTGGTAGACGTGGAGTCCAACGGCTCCGGATTCCTGCCGGACGGCCGGGCGAAAATCCTGTTTGAGGGTCATATCTTCTGGCAGCAACTCCAGAAGCACGGCATTGATCCCATTCCCTACGCCGCGAAGTATCCCAACATCATCTATCCCAAGTTCGACAAATTCCAATACCGGGGAGGAACTGCTGAATGGGGACGTCTGAGCCTCGCATCTCAGATTAATGAACCCGCGGCCTATAGCAGTGCTTCCTACGGCCTCTTTCAGATCATGGGATTTAATTATGCTGCGGCCGGGTTTCCGTCTGTGCGCTCGTTTGTGGATGCGCAAGGGAAGAGTGAAGCGGAGCAGCTCGCGGCTTTCTGTACGTTCATACGCTCCGAGGGGCTCATCCCCTTTCTTGCCGGCAAAGATTGGACCGGATTCGCTCGTCGCTACAACGGACCCGCCTACGCCGAAAACCAATACGACATCAAACTCAAGCGCGCCTATGAGCGGTGCAAGGCGGCCGCGTGAGCAAGTACATCATCCTCGCGCTTGTGGTCGCGCTTCTGGTGGTGGGGTGGCTCTATCGGAACGACCACAAAGAACTGGCCAACACCCAGGTCGCGCTCTCGGTAGCTCAGGCCGTCAACGACGCCAACGCCAAAGATGTGCAGCGGCTCGAGAAGAGCGTCGAGACCACCGACAAGGTCCTGTCCAGTTGGAACAAGGATCGGACCACGTTGGCGGGTGTCCGCAATGCAGCGCAGCAAGCCATCAAGGAGGCAGTCCGTGCGCAAGATCAAAGTTTTCGCGTCTGGGCTGACACTCCTGCCCATCCTGTGGCTTGGAGCCTGCTCATCGAAAACTATCCCGTTGGTGCGAACGCAAACTACAGTGCTCATTCCCCCGGTGGCGCTCCTGGAGGATTGCCCGGAAACGCCGATCCCGCGAAGCGGCAGTAATGGCGACCTTTTGGAGACGGCCAAGATGCTGCGCATCGACCTAGAAGAGTGCAACGCCAGCAAGGCCCGGCTCCGGGAGTGGGTCGAGCGGCAACAACGCACTGACAGTGAGAGCAAATAACAATGGCGATTGATCCAGACAACTCCACCAACGCCACGCGCGCAATCAACACGCTCGCGGACCATAAGGATATATTTCTCCGTGAGGGGATTCTGGCCGGCATCTTCGGATTTGTGGGGGGAACAATCGCTTTCCTGGTCGAGAGCCACCGGCGCCCCCTTCGCGGCGGATGGCCGCTGGCGGTTTTTTACGTCTCCAAGGTCGGCTTCGGGTGTGTCGCGGCGTATATGGCGCTCCTGGTGTTGCCTATCTTTGGTCTGGGCGTCTCAGTCTACACCGAACAAGCCGTTTCAATCCTGGCCGCCATCGTCGGGTCTGATTTTGTCGGGCTCCTCCTACGGCGTATCCTGGGGACACAAGCGGATTTCGACCATGGAAAGAATAAGCAAAGTACGGACCAGGCCAGCTAGAGGAGGCTCCGTAATCTCATGCCTCAATCCCGAAAATGCGCAAATCTACGCGATCCCGTGAATTCCTGCTCTCCCCAACCTCCTCAAAATGTGGCTCATTATAGCGCATGGCGCTTTTTTCTCCCGACATCCGCAAAACCGCTGAACCGATCGGCGTGGAACCGCGCGCGGCAAGGTAACGTGTTATGAGCCAACCAGATATCGCCAGACCGGAAAACCCGGCCCCGCTTTCCGAAGTGCACATATACGAAGCCTGCAAGGCCTTTGTGGCTGCTTACGCACTTCCGGCTATGAGCCCAGGAAATATCCTCGAGAGTTGGAACCAAACGTCACTCCCGGCGGGAACAACCGACTACGCCGTGATCAACATCCTCTCGGATACACAGCACGGCACCACGGTGGAAACCTTCCGGGCCGATGATCCCGACATCATGCAGCCGGGCGTGCTTACCGCAACGGGACTTATCGAAGTGCTCGTTCAGGTGGCCTTTTACGCCCAGGATGATGTCTCTCGCAGGCGCGCCCGCAGGCTGGCCACAGTGACCAGATCCAGCATTGGCGTCCAGTTTTTCAACGACCTGGGCATGTCCGCCTTGTACGCGGATGATGTGCAGGAGCTGTCGTCAGCCGCCGCCCAGCAGCCCCTCGGGTACTCGACCACGCTGCACCTGTCTTACTGGGCCGGAGTCAGCGCCGACTTCCCGTACTTCGACGCGGCTCAAATTTCACGCCTTGAAAATGTCGACGTGAGTCATCCCGTTAACACCACGGCCGGCAACGGCTAAAAGGAGTAAGAAATGGCGATCCCCGCAACTCACATTGTCAACGTGGCCCCGCGAGTCATATCGGGCGGCAGTAACGACCTTGACCTGAACGGTCTGCTGCTTTCGGATAACCCGCTCATCTCCGCCTCGACTATGGTGCTTTCGTTCCCGAGCGCCGCCGCCGTTGGCGCGTACTTCGGCGCGGACTCGGTGGAGTACGCCGCCGCCAGCGTGTACTTTACCAGCTACAACAACAAATTTTCGGCTCCGAAGGCCTTCCTTGTGGCCAAGCGCGTTGCCGAAGCGGTTCCGGCCTGGCTGCGCGGCGGCAAGATCACTCAGACCGTGGCTCAACTGAAAGCCGCCTCAGCCTGCTCCATGGGGATCAGCATCGACAATACCACCTACACCGTAAGCGGCGTCGATTTCAGCTCCGCCCAGAGTTACAGCGACGTGGCCGCCCTCTTAGCGACCAAGCTTTCCGCCGCGGCCTCAAGCGGCGTCGCTGTCGATTATTCCAGCCTGACGGGCGCGTTCACCATCACCAGCGGCACGGCTGGCAGCGTCTCCGAAGTGTCCTATGCCTCGGCCACTGGCACAGGGACCGACCTTTCGGCTTTGCTCAACCTGACGCAAGCGAGCGGAGCCACGCTCTCCCAGGGCATGGACGCACTTTCCGTGAACGACCAGATGACCGCCATCCGGGTCCAGACGGAAAACTGGGTATCGTTTACCACCGCCTGGGAAACGGGTGCGGACGAAACCCTGGAATGGGCGGCCTGGGCCAACGCGAATTACGGCTGGCTCTACGTGGCCTACTCCACGTCCGACATGGTGACCTCCGTCGATTCCACGGCGGACTTGGCCAGCATTCTGCAGAACTCCGGGAATGACCACACCACGGCTGTTTACGGCTCGCTGGAATACGCCTGCTTCATCATGGGCGTTGTGGCTTCGGTGGCCTGGCAGCGTGTGGATGGAACCATCACAGCCGCCTTCAAGCAACAATCCGGGCTTGCCGCGTGGGTGGCGGACGAAATGACCGCCGCGACCTTGGAAGGCAAGAACTGCAACTACTTCGGCAAGTTCGCCACGCGCAACGCCGAATTCATCTTCCTGTATCCGGGCTGCTTGTCGGCTTCGGAGTACGGTTACATCGATCCCTATGTGAACTCGATCTGGCTGAACAACCGCCTGCAGATAGCCCTGATGGATGGGATTACCTCTGTCGGACGCGCCCCTTACAATCAGCGCGGCTACACCATGATCGCCGCCTGGATGATGGACCCCATCAACGATGCCCGCAACAACGGCGTCATCGAGTCCGGCGTCACGCTTTCGGAGAGCCAGCGGTCCGAGGTGATGAACGAAGCCGGGCTCGATATCTCCAACGAGCTTTGGACGCAGGGGTACTACCTGCAAATTCTCGATCCGGGCGCGGCTGTTCGCGCCAAGCGTGAAAGCCCTGTGATTTCTCTCTGGTACACCTACGGCGGCGCGGTCCAGCGCATCACTGTCGCCAGCACAGCCATACTGTAAGGAGGTCTTAAGTCATGTCCGATATTACCGTTGCCATTCCCGGCGCCGCAAGCGCGGATTCGAACGCCGACATCACCAGCGCCAACGCCGAACTGGTGTTGATCGCGGCTGGTGTATTCCCGGCTGGCGTCGCTTTGCAAATGTTCAGCACGGATCAGTCCTACACCATGCCCGCCGTGAACATCGCGCAGACCCAGATGGGCGTGGACGGCAAAATGGTGTCCGGGTACCTGCCCAGCATCTACTCGGTCTCCATCATGCTGCAAGCGGCCAGCCCCAGCCGGTTCTTCCTCTCGACCCTGTGGGAGGCCATGACCTCCAACAGATGCGTTTACGCGTGCGGCCTGGTGTGCACGCTGCCCAGCGTGGGCCAGCGCTTCGTTTGGAGTAACGGAGTGCTGAAAAGCGGAGTCATTGTGCCTGCGGGGGGGAAGGTGCTCGGCGCCACAACCTGGAGCTTTGACTTCGAGACGTTTGAAAGCGTGAGGATCTAAATGGCCCGCAAAGAGATCACCATCGACATCCAAGACCGGGACCAGGTTCTGACCTTTCGGGTCAGAGAGATGCCCGCCACCAGGCTTGAAAGCTGGATCATCCGCGCCTTGGTGTTGATGGCCGGGAGCGGCGCGCGCATCCCGGGCGGTTCCGATATAAAAGCGGCCGGGGCCTTTTTGGCGGAAAAGGGCCTGGCCGCCCTGGGCAATGTTGATTTCGAAAAGGCCAAGCCGTTGCTTGATGAACTGCTCGGCTGCTGTTCGCGCGTCATCGAGCGCATGGAAGAGCGCTGCACCCCGGAGAGCGTGGACGCCTACATCCTGGACGTGGCCACCCTGTTTCGGCTGCGCATGGAGGCTTTGAAACTCAACCTGGGTTTTTTAGGGCCGGAAGTCGAAAGGCTCTCCGGCTCCCGCGCGAAGCCAAGTACCGAAGCGCCGTAACAGGCGACGGGTACGCGGATTACGCCAATGTCTCTGGGCTTGTGGGCATGATCGTGGCCAGAAGGCTGGCCACGATCAACGAACTGCAAACGTTCTACAGCTATGAGGACATGCTCGATATGGCGGAGATCATCGCGGTCCAAAACTACAACGAATGGGCCGCCCTAGAGGCGGCCCACAACAAGCGGTGATGACATGGCGACCATTGTTGATTCCCTGCTTATCACCCTGGGGCTGGATGGCTCCGACCTGGAAAAGAGCCTCTCCGGCGTGGAACAAAGCATTGCCGGGTGGGTGAAGAGCATTGTTGCTGATGTTCTTGACCCGCTCGCAAGTTCGTCCGCCTTTGGCGCGTTGCTCTCAGAGTTCACGGACGCCGCATCCGCGCTGGGAAAGGTCTGGGAGGATGCTTTCCGTGCCGTGGGGGGGGAAACGCCGACGTTACAGTCAGCCCTCGACTTGGACAACGGGGCAAACGAGCTCTTGGGGGCAGTAAGTGATACTGGCTTGCCGCCACAGTACGAGGGCGTTGCCTCAGAGTGGCAGGATACAGACACGGCCAAAAAATTCAACGCGGCAACAACAACCCCGCAAGAGAGCCCCACAGTGCTTTCAGCTCTCATTATGGGCGAGGTGTTGCCCACCCTCACGTTGTTTGATCAAGCGCTGGCTGAAGCGACTAAAGCTTTGGATGGCTTCTTCGCCCGCCTGGCGGACGGGTCATCCGTGCTGTCCGATCTTTGGAGCGTCTTTGGGACCGGAGAGGAAAAAAACGATACTCTACCGCAATCCAGGGCGGAATTGAAAAAAGCCGACGAAATGTTGTGGCCCGACCCAAAAGACGCGGCCGCGAGATCCTCTGACGCCCCCAATCAGGTTGTGGACACCTCTGTCGCTGCCGGGCCGAAAGTTTCGGACACCTCGGCAGGCGTTTTCAAGACGCTCGCCAATGTGGTCAGCGGGATTCTTTCTTCCATAGGCGGCTTTTTCACAGGCGGTTTCGATTCCCCTGAAGGGTGCAAAAAAGGGGAAGCTACCGTTGAGGACGCGGAGGCAAAAGCGCCGCACCAGCAAGAAGCGCCCGCCACGAACAGCCCGTCATTTTCGGATGGCGGATTTTGGGCCGGCATTAAAAATTCTCTCAGCGGCGTTGGCGAGAGCCTCAAGGCTTTTGACAATCAGATGCGTTCGCACCTTGGAGGCTTTGTCGCCCAGAGCGTGAGCGTGGGTGCCTCGCAGGGCTTAAGCCCGGCCCTGGTCGCAGGAGCTGTACACAACAACAGTGAAACCATCGTGAACGTCGGCGGAATCACTGTCAATGCACACTCGAACGACGCGGTCGGCATCGCGCGCGAAACAGGCGAGGAAATTCGACGCATGGTCGCCACTGCCAACAAAGGGGTTCGTCAATGAGCCTGTTAGATTCGCTTCCAGTGAATGTGATAACCCCACTTCCGAAAAGAACGCTGGAGGGTCTGCTTCCGATCGTGGAACTAGACTGGGTGTTGCTTGACGAAAAAGGCCAAACGGCCCTCGCCTTCACAAGCTTTCTCGATATCGACTATCAGAACCAAGGAACCGTCCTGTCGTATCCTGTCGAGGAAGGAGGCTTTGAGGTTTACAACAAGGTCAGTAAGCTGCTCGCCATTAACGCAACCATCGGCCAGCAGGGGACAGACTCCGACTTTGCGCTCACTTTATCAAAACTTGAAGACTACAAGGTCAACACGACCAAGCTTTCTATTGTCACCCCTTCGGCTCACTACAAAAATATGACCTTGGAGACGTTCTCCTATACTCGCACAAGTACAAGCCCAACAGGATTGGGGCTGCTGGCTGTTAAGGCGACCTTCAAAGAAGTGCGCGAAGTGAAGACCCAGGTCATGACAGGGATCATTACCGAACCGCAGAACCCGACCAGCGCGGGAAAAACAAATACAGGGCAGAAACAACCGAATACCACCAACCTGCCCAATCGTAAGTAAAGATGAGCTATCAGCCACACAAAAACGTTACTGTAATCCCTGCGTGTTCCGGTTCTGGCCTTTCCTGGCCTGCTCCAGTCTCTGGGGTTGCTTTTGCCGTTTCTGAGCCTCCAGCTGCCGGTCTTTCTTGGCCTGCGCTTGTCGTTGCTCTACTTGTTTAACCCATTCATCCAAGGATTCATTCCACGCTTCTTGGTCAGCCCGTATTAGTGCATCATCCCGTCTTTGTTGCTGTCGCCCTTGCCACTCAATCGTCTGCTTCCGGTCGATCCGCTGTTTAGAGCCTGTCTGCGCCCAAACCGGGGACGTGGCTACAAACATAAGAAATAGAAAAAACGTTATTATTTTCTTCATTGATAACCTCTCTCCAGAAAGTGCGCGAATCTGCGCGATCCTGCGAATTCCCACTCTCCCCAAGCGCCTCAACACGTGATTCATTAAACTTCAAAGAGACAAAAAACAGTCCAGAAAGAGACGGTAAAGAATATATGCAACAAATTCCTCTTTCACAAATCCCGGCGCAAACCCTGAATGTCGTATTGGCTAATCAGTCTTGTACCATCTCGATTTACTGGCGGCAAGAACGGTTGTACCTAGACTTAAGCGTCGGCCAAACGGTTATTTGCATGGGCGCTGTTTGCCAGAATAGAGTCGATATTCTTCAGTCGAAGTCGCCAGTTTTTGTGGGGACACTTCATTTTTACGACCTGCAAGGCAAGCGACCGCCACAGTGGGAACAGATGCATACCGGAGCAGACGGACGTTTTGTCCTTTTTTATGTCGCGGAGGGGGAAGAGCTACCCCAGAGTCTGAGGTACTAAGATGCTCACGCGCACAAGCTTCGGCATCAAAAGCATTCAGATTGAAGTTGCCCTGGCCCAAGGGGAATTTGACGGAGGCGGCAACACAAAAATTATCGAAGGGCTTGCCTGTGCAGTGGATGTGACAAAACCAGGAGGAGAAAACAACAGCGCTCGCATCAAAATCTATGGTTTAAAATATGACACCATGTATCACCTGACCATGCTCGGGTTTAAGCCGCTTGAGTCACGCTGTAACGTGATCAGCATCAAGGCTGGGGACATGGATGGCCCCCTAGCGCTCGTTTTTCAGGGAGAGATCATCAGTGCTTTTGCGGACTTCAACAATGCTCCCAACATATATATGCAATTTGAGGCCGATACTGGCGGCTATTATCAGCAGATGGCCTCCCCGATAGTTACGGTGAAGGGTGAAGTTAAGGTGGATCAACTTTTCGAGCGATTCGCTAATGAAATGGGATATTCCTATGAAAACAAAGGGGTGACCAGTTCCGTTGCAAACGTATGTCTCCCTGGCTCGCCTATCGATAAAATAAGAAAGCTCGCGCATGACGTGGGTTGCGACCTGATCATAGACGACAACCATGTCATTATCTTACCCGTCGAAGAACCTCGAGAGCGCGACCCGGTGCTTCTGAACAAGGATACCGGTTTGATCGGTTACCCGACGTTCAATGACAAAGGTATCATCTGTAAGTGCCTGTACAATCCCAATCTGAAGTACGGCGGGCTGATAAAAGTCGAGAGCATCGTGCCAGGCGCCTACAGCGGCGTGTGGCGCATTACCAAGCTGGTACACTCTCTCACATCGTACATTCCTGGCCCTGATTCCGGCGCGGCTACGACCGCCTCCAGCTCTGGCACCAACACGGGCACTAACTCCAGCTCCAGCTCTGGCGCCAGTACCAGTAAATGGGAATCTGCCATAGAGGCGTCGCCCTATGATGCATAAAACGAGACCAACAGTAATGGTACCGGCAAGAGACCACGAAGAAAGTGTCGTCACAGGGGACAAGACATGACTAAACCAGTGAAAGGCACCCAACGCCTGACCTCGGCCAACACGATGACCAATGCGGTCTCTTTTCTGGTCGAGCAGATGATCCGCGACACGGTGAACACCGCCGAAGTGGTCTCCATAGACAAGGCCGACCAGACCAGCACAAGCGGCGCTGCCGGTTACGCCGACGCGACGCCCCTGGTCTGCCAGACCGACGGCTATAACAACACGCTGCCGCAGGCTTCAATCCCGCACATGCCCTTTTTCCGCCCACAGGCCGGGAAAGCGGCCATCGTGATGGACCCGCAGCCGGGCGACAAGGCCATTCTGGTGGCCATGAAGCGCGACAGCTCTCTCGTGGCCACGGGCAAGGGCGATCAGGTCCAGCCAGGCAGTTTCCGCACCTATGACCTAGCCGACGGCTACCTGCTGAACGGCTTTTTGGGCGAAGCCCCGGAAATATGGCTGGAGCTGAATCCGGCCACGGGCAACATCTCCTTAAGCACCAAGGCCGCCAACATCGACATCTCCTGCCGTGAATCCGGGAATATCGAGATCACCACCAAGTCCGGGGATATCGACGTTGCCACGCAGGCGGGCAACATCGGCGTCAAAGCCACGGGCGAAGTTACGGTTGATGTGCCGCAGGCAATCTTTACCGGCGACGTGTGGATACAAGGCAGCTTGGTCTTTGACGGCGAAGCAATGGGGCTAGGCAACGGCCCGGCCAAATTCCGTAGCGGCATCATCAACTATGCGGGTGGAATCAATAATACGGGCGGGCTCACCAACTCCGGCGGCGTACAAAACACGAGCGGGACGGTCTCTTCAAACGGCAAGACGCTCGATTACCACACCCATGGCGGCGTCATGCCCGGCGGCGGCAACACGAGCCAACCCAACGAGGGAACCTAAAGGGCCAAAGGCCGGAGGCTGTAGCCGCCGATTGAGCGACGCAGCCCGCGTCCGGCGAATTTACTTCGCCGGACATCCGGGCGGGCAAGGAGCGGATAAGGAGCTAAAATGCATACCAGGCGAACGCTGACGCTTGACAGCACGTGGGATCTCGCCCTGGACGGAACAGGGCGCATCGCCCTTACAGGCGAGGATATGGCCACAGCGCAAAACGTGGCCAATGAAGCGCGTCTATTCCGAAACGACGCCTACTTCATCCAGGATCAGGGCATCCCCCATTTCATCGTGGAGCTGGGCCAGCGGGTGAGCCAGTCTGTTTTGCGCTCCTACCTGCGGGAAGCAGCCCTGCGAGTCCAAGATGTCCAAGAAGTGCTGTCCGTGGAGATCACCGACATCGACCCTGAAACACGCAACCTAAGCGGCGACATACAATTTACAACTGTGGAGGGCCAGATAAATGGCGCGATCCGGACTTATTTTTAACCCGGCCACCGGCCTTGTGGCCCCGGACACGGCGGATATCCGCGACGGCGTGGCAACGGACTGGGCAACGGCTTTTTTTGAGGCCGATCAGCCGCCCTTGGACACGGAGCCGACCACCCCGGCGGGCCAGCTCATCGACGCCGAAGTGGCGGAGATCGAGGCCAAGAACGCCGAGATGCTCTACTTGTCCAGCATGTTCAACCCCTACGTTTCCGACGGCCGCTGGCAAGACGCGCTGGGCTACATCTACTTTTTGCAGCGCCAGATTGACGAGCCGACCGTCGTCACCTGCCAGTTGACGGGCTTAAACGGCACGGTCATTCCCTACGGCGCTCTGGTCCAGTCCGTGACCGGAGATACGCTCCTGTGCAACAGCTCCGTCACCATTGGGCAGGGCTTCGCTTCTGGCACGGCGCAAACCACCTTCCGGGTCACGGAAAACGGCCCTATCGAAATTCCCCCCCATGCCGTCACGTCCATCGTCACCACCATCCCAGGCTGGGACACCGTGGATAACGTGGCCGCCGGGGCCGTTGGCTGCAACATGGAAACGCGGTCGGAATTCGAGGCCCGACGGGCCGCTTCCGTGGCCGCCAACGCCCACGGATCCACCGGAGCGCTTTTCGGCGCCATCGCCAATGTCAACGGCGTCCTGGACGTGCAGGTTCTGGAGAACATCGGCCCAAACCCTGTGGTCAAATACGGCGTCACCGTCCCAGGCCATGGGGTCACAGTCTGTGTGTACGGCGGCGAGGACGCGGCCATCGCTGAAGCCATCTACCGCAAAAAAGACAACGGCGCGGACACCGGCGGCAACACCCAGGTGGTCTATACAGCGGCGGACTACTCCAACGCGGTCTACACGTACCTGATCATGCGCCCGACACCGACCAATTTTTACATCAAGGTGACGCTTGGCCCCGGCAGTACTCTTACGTCCGATCAGGCCGATGCCATAAAGACCGTACTCTACCAGGACTTCTACGGCATGAACGTGACAAGCGGCCACGCCCGTATCGGTCTGGCCTCCACCGTGTACGCGTCCCGTTTCTACTGCCCAGCCATGTCCGTTCCCGGCGTCACGAATATTCAGCGCATCCAGATAGCCCTGGGAGACGGCGCGGCGTTCGTGGATTCACTGACCATAAACGGCAATCAAGAACCGGTCATGGCCCTGGGCAACGTCCAGGTAGTCCTCTCGTAGGGGTGCGGCAATGTACACATGGCGAAACACACGCACGACAAAAGACTTCCGGGAACTGGAAAACACCCGCGATTTGGCGAGCTACGCCATTCAGAGCCAGTATTCGGCCTCGGAAAAGATTTTAGCCCTGTGCGCGGGGTTCCAAGAACGCATCGACCCTCATTTTGACGTGGACCTGTTCTACCGCAAGATGTTCGACATCTATACGGCGGAAGGCGCCGGCCTGGACAACTGGGGCGTGATTCTCCAAATGCCCAGAGCGATTCCAGGTCCTTTCCTGGGGGATTGCTTCGGATTCGATCTGTCAGGCTGTCACCCGTTCGATCAGTACCCATTCGTCCCGGACAGTTCGACGACAAACCCTGACGCCTTTTTGATCACCCTAGACGATGAGCATTACAGACTGCTTCTGCTCTACAAAGCCATGGCCAACATCTCCGCATCCGATGCAGCCACCCAAAACAAGTTGCTCTCTATCCTGATCGACTCCGGCATTGGGGATATGCCGAGCGCCGGGTACGTCCTTCAGGTTGATACTATGGTCATCCGCTGGGTGTTTGAGGACTTTTTGGATTCCATGCAACAGGCCATATTTAAGGCCGTCGGAACTTTGGCGCGCGGCGCCGGGGTCGGTTGGGAGCTCTACGCCATTGATCCCCGCATGACCTTCGGCTTTGACGGTTCGGCGATGCAGCCTTTCAATCAAGCTGTTTTTGTACCTGATTTTGCAATGATAACACCTTCTTAAGGAGACCAGCCATGATGCCTCAGTATCCGCAACAAATTATCACACAGCCTTTTGCCAACAAAGGCAACATCCGCGTCATTCCGGACGGAAAGCAGGTCCAGGGGCAAGCCTCCTATGCGGAAGGGTTCCCCGTTGAGACGCAGCTCCCGCTTTCCAATGGCGGAATCGCCCCGAGCCGTCTGGATTTCAACGGCATTCTGAATGTTCTCTCCGCGCTCGGATTCTGGCAACAGTCCGGTGGCCAGATGATCTACAAGGCTACGCTCGATTACACGCGGCCATCAGTTGTCCATTCCAATGGGCGACTCTGGTGGTGTGTTGCCGACAATGGACCGGACGCCATTAACGGCGTCGTGGCGCCGGGAACGAATGCCAACGTCTGGATGGATTTCATGGACTTCCTCACCACCGGGGATGGCAGCGCCGGGAGCAGCCGTCCTGGCGGATCCGCTGTCCGACCTGTTGGGGAACTCATCCATTTCTATGGATCCACAGCCCCGGATGGATTCCTGGCGTGTGACGGCTCGGGGTTCTCCGCGACGACATATCCGCAACTTGCCGCTTTTCTTGGGGCAGCCGTTACACCGGATTTACGCGGGGTGGTGTTGCGCGGACTTGACCCCACGGGACTACGTGATCCGGACGGTCCTTTGCGGAACCCTGGGTCTTATCAGGGCGACGCCATGCGGAACCTGCAGGGAAGCTTCACGAGCTCAGAAGGCGTAGCGGAAGGAGTATTTACCATGGTGGGCGGTAAAAGCAGGCAAGTAGGCACACTCCCTTGGAGTGGTAATGACGTAAATTTTGATGCTTCCCTCCAAGTGCCTGTGGCTCCCGAATTCCGCATGAAAAATATATCAGTGCTGATCTGCATAAAGCACGACTAGAGGTGGATCATGGCTGTAAAGATGCGCTATGTCCCGACCAGCGGGTCGCTCTCCGGGATGTCGTTTGAAAAGCAGACCGAACGGGCGTTCAACGAGCTCGGCGTCGAAATCGACGACGCCAACGCCACGGCGGCTGAAGCGCTTGACGTGGCAACGCAGGCGGAAAATAACTCCAACCAGGCAATACTCGGTGTGCAGGCGGCAACAGAAGCGGCTAACGACGCATCCCTGAAGGCCGATGCCGCAAACGGTGCTGCACAACAGGCCGTGGCAACGGCGAATGCCGCACAGACCGCCGCAAACAACGCTAACGACCAGTCAGCGACGGCCATGGCGAATGCACAAACGGCGCTCTCTGGCGTGGCTGACGCCAATGCCACAGCAAACAATGCGCTAAGCGTGGCAACACAAGCGCGAGGAATGGCACAGACGGCCAGTGCCCAGGCGCAGACTGCATTGAGTATGTTTGCGAACGGTATGGCATATACAGTCACCCCAGACGATACGAACCTGAATACGATATTTTTAGGCCAGAGGCTCTACCTGACCGGTACCGTGAACAATGCCCCAATCGCCGTGCCGTTTTATCTTGATGTAGTCAATACGAATGATGTGACAGGAGCGACACAACGGGTATGGTGTCCGGACAGCCCGCAGGAGGTTTATTCGCGCAGTGCGGTTATTGTCAATCCCACATCACAGAACCCCAGCGTCACCTGGGGAGCGTGGCAGAGTTCATCGCTGAGTGCGCAACCCACGCCACCGATAGTTCCGAATACCGCGCGCATCGGCTGGACTATCGGTTCTACTGTTCCCGATTATGGAATCTATGGAATGACGGCAAGAGCCCAATGGACGAACTATGACCCGATAATGCTGACGCAATCCGGGGTAAATCTGCCTCTGACCGCCGGGACTGTCTACATTCTGCGATTAAATCTCAGTCAGCCCATAACAAATTGTAAGGGCGTCTTGTATTGCACCATGGCCAATTCCTCCGACAATCTCCAGTTCGCGCTGTACACCGCACACGTACCACAGGTGAACTCATGGGATTCCTTGGCCGCGTATACGGACCCCACACCCTTTAAAGTGGGTACTCATCCGACTTATTCTCCATACCCAGGGCCGTTTACCCCAGTTTATTGGTCTGGGAGCACGCCTGTAAACCTGGGCGTTGGAGGATACATGCTGACAGTTTGGTCGAATAACGCAACGACCGGGGCATTGAGGGGGCTCGCGTTCTCCGCTGGAGACGCTGAGATGGTCGGAGCGCTCTATTTCACGAATGGGAACACCACGACAACGCCGCTTTCCCCCTCGCCATATTACCCTGCCAGCAACCCGTCTCCGGGTATTTTCTGGGTGGGATTTTTCTAGGGAAAAACTGGTAGCGGTTTTGGGTGGGTATTACCTTTTGACATTACCCAGCAACGAAGGGGCTTACGAAAGTTACTCGTAAGCCCCTTAAATCTTTGGTCGTGGCGGAGAGATTTGAACTCACGGCCTCCTACCAAGGATGCGTACCAGGCACGGCCCAGATGGAGTTGCCCCCGCTAAACCGGACACCTCGCGATTGTTGACGAGCGGATGAACTCTCGTGGCGATTGCATCCGCAGCCCCTTGTGGGGGTGGCACTCATTGTAGTCTTCGAACCAGGCAGCA